GTAGGACACAGTTTACGACCAAGTTGTCCTATTCTATCTTTCGGGCAGTTCCTGGGATTGCTCGCTGGAAAGAAGACTTTAAGTGTAAGGAGTACGTTCCTCCTCCAGCTAGACCTTACGAGCGGTTGGATTACTTAGATGATGAGAAAGTTTGGCGAGAGCCTTACAAGACGAATCTTCTGAGTCTGAAATCCGCCTTGGCTGACGAGGAGCTTTTGGGACACGCCGTTTACGACTACTGCCGCGTTCTTGACACCCTTCCAAGGGGCAGGTGGCGCGCGCGGTCGCTTGAGGAAGTCCTGGTAGGTTCTCCGATCCAGAACGTCAGTAGAGTTGACCGTACCACATCTGCTGGCCCTCCGTTCATTGGTCCCAAGTCGGACTTGATTCACGTCGACCACAACGACTTTGAAGATGGTGGTCAAGAAGTGAGTTACGAAATGAATGGAGAGTTTCATCGACAGATGGTGATGTACCAAAGCCTTCTCTACAAAGGCCCGGTTGAGATCCTAGGTAAGGCTACCTTGAAGGATGAACCGCTTACTGTTGAAAAGAGACGCATCCGAAAGATGAGATGGTTCAACAATTTGAATGGACCATTTAATTTAGTAGGAAAACGTTTCATGGAGCCTGTTTACCAGTTGCTCGGCCATTACCCCGAAGAACTTGAAGCGTGGGTTAATATGGATTGGAGTGGACCCCATGTTGAACTTTACCGCAAATACGTGTTTTCAATGACGCGTCTTTTGTGCGGAGACATGGAGTTTTTCGACAAGATCATCCCAGTGATGTTCTTGCGAGCTGCTGCAATTGTTTTCCGAGACTTGTACCGGAAAGCAACCGACAACAAGGACCCTGTCGGGCCTCAGATCCTCTATCACTGGGTCCTGTCTCATTGTGTCACTTTGACCAATGTGGACGGGACTTGGTGCTACATTTACGGATCTAACCCGTCTGGTAGCTCTGCCACCATCGCTGTCAATTGCATTGTTTTGTCCCTACTTTTTAGGATGATTCTGTTTGCTATTGGTGGCAAGGTTTTCAACTTCAGACAATACTTTGGACTCTCCGTAACTGGAGATGATTCTGAACTTGCAATCCGTTTCGAAGAAGACAGTGAATGGTTCCGCAAAATAACCGACTCCGTAAACATCACCCGGTGTATGAAAGACTTCGGTTGGAACTATTGTTCTGCAACAGACAAGACAAAAGCCCCAGAATGGGTCTCTCCCAAGGACGTGTCACATTGCTCTCGCAGCTTTGTTTACTGTCCGTACTTTAACCAGACCGTTATGGCTCTGGACAAAGGGAGACTCTTTAAGATGCTAACGATCATGAGGAGGTCGCCGCACGTTGCTGAGTATGAGGTGTGCTCGCAGACGTACTCGTCCTTTCTCTTCGAGTGTTGGCTTTGGGGTCCTGAGACATTTGAGCGTGCCCTTTCGATTGGGCGCGAGACCGAGAGTCTTACTTTTAGGCTCTATTGGCTCAACGGATGGAACTTGCTCCCTCCTGACCGGTCCACTTACGAAACTTTTGGAGAGTATGTGGCCGTACTTTATGATGGTCGTGGAGCTCAACGCTTCTGGGGTCGCACTTTGACATCTGACTGAGTTTAAAGCTCCCTCCTGGACATGAGGATAAACTGTCTAGGCTTAATCGCCACCTTCGCTTGTGGACTGGAAATCCCTGGCGTCGTAAACTTTTCTGCCGACATCAAATCGATGACAGACTCTGGTCCAGTCCAAGAGACGGATCCTGCAGTCGTTGAGGTCCCCGTGGGACCCATTACAAACT